TTGTTACCCAATGTCTGGAACCAGGTGCTCTTGACATAAGCAGTGCGGTTAGCAGCTGTGTCAGCGAACAATCCGGTTGTAGCATTGTATTCCTGACCGATACGAGCGGACCAGAATTCAGTTGTAGCAGCTGGAGCATTGACGAGCAACATATCGAGGATTTCTAGATCGATTTCCATCGAAACATACTCAGATAGAAGAGCAGTTAGCTCTGCTTCTGCGTCAATCGAGTGGTAAGCGTTCAAGTCTTGAGCCAATTCTGGTGTCCAGACGGCCTTTAGCTTACGAGTCTTCGCGACGATAGCTTCGGACTTGAGTTCTAGGTTGACTTCCGGAATACCAACATCGGCATATAGACCTGAAGTACCTGCGCCTGCGGAGGCTGCTGTATCTTCGAAGTCGCCACGGCTGGTGTCGGCTGGCTGCTTGTGATAAGCAACCAATACGGTACCACTGATACCAGAACCGGATACGTAGAAGGTTACGTTGTTGCCAGAGACAGTTGTGAATGCTGGATAGAAATCAGCGATACCAGAACCAGAAACAGTGAAAGCACGAGCGCCATTGGCGTCGAAGTTTGTGCTGCTTAGGTCAACGGTTAATCCAAAGATCTTTCCTGCGGACAATGATGCACTGAGATCGGTGTTGAAGTTGATTTCTTCCCAATTGGCAGAAGCTGTTGTCTGCGCCTTGGTTGTTGTCTGGTCATTGATGGTATAACCAAAGCGGCCTTGGCCATATAGACCATTGACTGCGCTGTCGGTTGAACCCAACTTTGTTCCAGTACCACCGAATAGCGAGTTACCGCTGAATGATGGCTTACCAGCCTGATCAGAGCCGTACTTGAAGTCTAGATAAAATACTAGACCGCTTGGTAGGTTCATTGGCTGAACGCTTACGAATTCCTTCGCGGCGATTTCAGCGAATACACGACGAACTAGTGGTAGAGCAACGCCCGCCCACTGTTCAGAACTGCTTGATGTACCTGTGCGGGTAGCTTCGTCGATCAGTTGTTTTGCTTGATTTTCCAGAAGGATGGACATGTGTGACTTTTCCATGTCGCTCTTGATGCCTTCTAGGAGACCAGTCTTTTCCCACTTGGAGACAAGACCGCGAGTTTCAGACATGAGCTTGGCCATTGGATTGGTTGTCTCAGTCAATAGTGATTTGATACTTGACATATATTTTCCTTATTTAAGGTTTGTTGTTGATTGTTATTAACTACGAATACCGGCTAGTTTCTTGAAGCGGTTTGCCATGTCGGCTCCTTCTGCAATAACTGCTGGTTTTGTTGGTTTGGTTGATGCAACCGATTTGCTGGCGAGACCTTCGGTGATAGTCTTGACGGTTGTTGATGCTGGCTTTTTGGCTGGCACAACTTCCTTCTTGGCACCGAAACTAAATGATTCTGCCAATGTTGCGTAAACGAGTTTTGCCTCACGAACAGACTTCGTTAGGTCAAATGATTCGATTACCTTTAGTTTCTGCTCGTTATTCAAGCTGGCTGCTTTGAACAATTTGTTCGTATACAGCAACTTGGCATTGAGCAGGTTTACTTCATTGATGCGGTCCCGTAGATATGTAACAGCGCTACGGTATTCTGCTAGTTCCTTCTTCAACGAAAGATTTTCTTTGATGATTGACTCGTTGGCTTCTTCCTTCTCGTCATCATGTTTTTCAGCTTTTTCGGCTTTTTCTTTTTGGTACTTTTTGAGGTGTTCGATGCCTTCATTGGCTTCTTCTTTTTCTTCTTCCTTTTCTTCCTCATCTTCACCTTCGGATAGAAGTTCGTCGAGGTTGATCTCTTCGTCTTCTCCGTTACCAGCAGCAGCTTCCATTGGAGCGGACATTTCTTCCATTCCAACTTCATTTACGCTATTTTCCAGTTCTTTTAGGATTTCATCCAATGATTCTTCGTCGATTTCTTCGCCATCTCCTTCTTCAAGGGCGACTAATTCGTTTGAAGCACCTTGTGGATCTTCTGTGTGGTGACCGGCGGTGGTCTTGGTATAATCGGCAGAAGCTTTGCCATCTTTCTTAGTTGCTGGCAATGATCCTTTTGTACCACCAATTGATGAAGCGGCTGATTTGACCATGTTCTTACCTGGATCTTCGGTCTTGTGTCCAGCAGTGGTCTTTTTATAGTCAGGAGATGCTTTGTCACCTTCCTGAATATTTGAAGTAGCTAGTGTTGGATCTAGTTCTGCACCGATTGTTCCACGAATTGCTTCTTCGTCCATTTCTTCTTCTTCTGCCATTGGCATTTCTTCTGTAGGAGCAGCTTCTGGTGCGGGAGCAGCTGGTGCAGCTGGTGCAGCTGGAGCAGCTGCTTGTGCCATCATTGCTGCGTCTTGAGCAGCATCGGCGTGAACTTCTGGAGCAGGAGCAACTGGCAATGGTTCATCGCCTTCTACTTCTTGCTTTAGTTTTTCTGCGAGCATGCTTTGGATTTTTGGCGTAAAAGCTTCTTCCAAAGCAGCTTTGGCATTGGCGAGGGCGGTAGCACGTACTGCCTTAGCGTCTGCGATAGCTTGTTTTAATAGGTCTGACATAATAATAGTTTTATCTTTGTTGTTGATGAAACTATTAAGAGTTTCAAGATGTTAATATGTTGCTTCGCATCAAAGAATGATGCATTTTATAATAAATAAATATATACGAAAAGTAAAAAAATATAAAATATTTTTACTTTTTATAATTTATTACAACTTTGAAACTGCTGGTGAAACACCTTCTTGTAGATCTTTGATTTCAAAATAACGATTTAGGTTGGTGCCCATTTGTTCGTATAATGCCTGCATACGCTGTTCAAGAACGTGTGCTTCCATAGCATATTTTTCGAACTCGTCACTGCACTTGGATAGTTCTTTCATATTACGTTCCGGCATAACACCATCAAACCATGCACCGTCGTTTGTCTTTTTTCTACCTTCCAACTCTTCTGACAGAAACTTTTGAGCATGCTTGGCTACTTCACTAAGACTATGGGCAATTTCCATGAGACTTGCTTCGCGAGCCAACATACGACCATATTCGTTATAGCGACCGATGGCTTCTAAAGCAACTTTCTTTTCTTCATTGGTCCAAGATTCCGCTTGAACGGAAGAAGGATTCTGCGTTTCAATGCCCTCTAATAATTTTCTTAATTTTAGTACATTCATAATATTTTAAGCGGTTGGTTCTTCGGGTGTTTCTGGTTCTTTATTAGCCAAAGTCTTCATACTTGAAAGTAGTTCTGGCATACCAGGTATATTCATGTATGTAACAACATCTTCGGAAAAATTGCTTAAATCTTTTGGAGTATTGATCTTGAGCGTATTCACCATTTCTCCAGCAAGTGCGTCAATCGTATTTGTTTTAAATGCATGATCTAATACTTTACCAAGCAAGAACTGGGTTCCAGAAGACGAACCAATGCTGATATATGCATGTTTTTTGATTTCTTTTTCTGCCTGCTCTTTTTCCGCTTTCGCCTTTTCTAGCTCTGCTTTTGCCTTGGCGGCATCTGCTTTTGCCTGGTCGGCTTCGTCTTCTCCGGTATCTTCTGTACCGGCGTCGGCACCTGCTTCAGGCGCAGCGTCTGCTTTATCGGCTGGTTTTGCTCCTGCCGCTGGCGCTGGTTTAGCCGCACCAGTATCTTTTGGCTTTTCATCTGCTCCTCCTAACGGTGGCAAATCTCCACCAGTTTCGTCTGCTGCTGGTTCTTCTGCTGGAGCGTCTTTTTTCTTTTCGTCTTGTTCTTTTTTGACACTCTTCTTTTTTCTTGCTTCGTATATAGTTTCCCAACTCAAATCATTCAATCTATATTTGTTGGCGTTACTTGATATTTCAGACAATATCTTCTTGAGATGCGGATTGGTGATTTTGTTGTTCATATATTATAAATATATACGAGTAGTTATAAAATGTTATTGTTTTTGCTTAGTTTTGTTGGCAATCTCATTCAGCTTGTTTTCAAGCATATCATCATATTCATCTTCGGACCCATACTTCTTTTTCAATACCGCTACAACTTTATCGTACAAATCTTCTTGTTGAGGGGACTTCATTGAATTCCAAATATTTTTAATTTTTGGATTCTTTATATTGTCTATAACATCTTCAATTTGGTGAAATTCTATATATTCTGGAGAATCAAGTCCCAGGTTATTCATATAATTCTCTGATTCTTTGGCAAGATATTTTACCAATTTATCCATGCCACCAGTAGTTCCGCCTGCTGGAGCTTTTGTTTTCTGAGAAAGTTTGTAAACTATCTTTTGCGGGGTTTCGCCATCAAAAGAGTCTGGATCTGCTTTTATTGCCTTGTTGTACAAATATGTAGTTACCATACTATGCAACTCATTTTGCTGCTTTGAGCTTAGATTTTTCCAGAACTGAGTAATCTCTGGATTCTTTAAACTTTCTATTTCTGACTGAAGTGTATCAATGCCAGCATCATGTGGAGCATCAAGGCCAACGTAGTTTTGAAAATCTTCTACTTTCTTGGCTAATAACTTGACGAGTTTTTCCAGTTGAGACGGATCTGACATATTAGTTGCTGGTTTTTTCACGATGTTTCTTTCTTTTATAGTTGATAAGTTGTTTTCAGTTTTAGCGTCCGGAACATTTGCGTATAGTGCGGCTAGATATTTACTTACTGGACCTTTTGTACATCCTACTTTTTTTCCAGTATCTGCTTTATATACGCATTTTCCTTTCGTTTTGTACGGCATGAGTTTATCTTACTTCTGATAGAATATTACGGATAATATTTTCTATCTTTAGATATTTGTTGATGTCATTGGCTCCTACTGAAGCGATGACTTGACCACGATTTACACCCTCATTGATTGCACCCGGAGACATATAAGCACCGCGTGTTGATGGAGAACTTACAAGGTCAAAACAAAGTAGTTCAAAATCATCCTGAACTTCCACTGTATTTTCATTCATTTGGCGAACACTGCCAAGACCACGGCTGCTGATGCCAAGACGGACATTGTTCTTGATGAGTTCTCTAGCAATATTACCAGATGGTGTTGTCAATAGTTCAATCTTACCAACAACAGTATCGCCTTCCCAATGGCATTCTACTACGTTGTGGGATACGTTCTTTAGATTGATAATAGAACTATCTGGATGGTCAAGTTCTCCAAGAGCACGACGTTCGCTTATGATTTGTTTATACTTTTCTATTTCGCGAGAAAGCACTTCTTTTGGATATACACGACCGTTGTGATTCTTTTCTCCTGCTTTTTGGAGTGGTCCAGACAATACAAGAGGTGCGTTTGGATTTGAACGTGCTTCGTTGAGCATCTGTGGCGAGATGTCAAATGGTATAAAATCTACTAGTAGTTGCTTGCTCATATTTTATCCTTGTGGAAGTATATTCTTGGCAACAGGTGAACCTGCTGGTGTTGGCTTCATTGGTACAATACCGCCAACATTTCTTAAACCAGACTGTTGTGTAGAAGATGCTGTTGTGGCTGGATTTACTTGTATCTGAGAGTCATCTAGATAATAATCAGATTGAGACGCATTACCTTCTTTACCGGAAAATACAACATAATATTTGTCTTTCATATAGCGGACTTGCACGTCGCTGACAGCTATTGTATAATCTTTTTCAATCTGTCCGATGCTGCCTTTTGAAGCATTGGCAGTAACAGTCTTTTTCAAGAACTGCTTTTTTAGTTCTTCAACAAACTTCTTTACAATAGCGTCTTCGCTTTTTTCAAGATTTAGCTTGAAGTTTCTGAATGACTGAGAAATGTCTACAACATTGCCACTTTGTGCCGGTGGAGGAGTTGTAGCAGTAGGAGCGCGACCAGGCGACATACCGCCAGCAGCAGATGGGTTTGTGCCCCAACTATCTTCTTTTAATACTTGTTTTGCTATGTTGGTTAGGTTCATATTTTATTTTCCCATTCTGTTGATTCTTTTGGCAATCTCTTTTAGACGGTTATGTATTTCCTTCATGTCTGGCTGAGTTCTTGCCCATAAGTTTTCATTGGTATATCCACATTCTGTCTTTAGGCGTTCACAAATGTTTATAAGATATTCAACTTCACCAAGCATTTTCTTGGCTTGACTGATGCCATAAGAAATCTTGGCGTGATTTTTCATCATATCACTTTCCTTGAAATTTCTATAGCGGCTGCGAGCTTCCATTATATTTAAATCACGACGTACTGTTGGTAGGCTTTCATTTTCTGATTCACCAATCGTTGTGTCATCTGTATCTTCTTTACCAACAACTTTGCCACCAGGCATACTGCGTTCTGCCGATTTCTTTTTGCTCTTTTTACCACGAAATGCTGCTGGGGTCATATATCCCGCAACAGCACCAGTAGTTGTCATTTCTTCAATGACTTCTTCAACAAGTTCGCGGATTAGTTGTTTGGCGTCTTTCATTATACGTCACCCTCAATGGCCTTTTGAGCGATCCAGTCGCCTGCCATACTGTTCAGTTGGTCAAGTTCTTTGTCATTCAACTCAACGCCATTTGTAAATGTTGCCGAAGAAATGTGTGCATCAGAATAATCACCGGCACGAACGCCGTCGATTTGAATGCTTTGTACATCAACTTGTTTGCCATTGACTACAAAGTTTTCAGTAGCTTGTTGTTCCATTACTTCTTCAATAGTTTCTCTGATCAGTTGTTTTAGCTGTTTGCGTGTCATATTATTCCTTTTATTATTTTACATTTACTTTTTGAGCGACATATACTTCATTGAAATCTACGCCATATTCATATGCATTTACACCGTCGCTGGTATGTACAGTTTCTTCTCCATTTTCATTTTCTTGCATGAAAAAACCGTCGTCCTCTGACACCGCAACCATTTGTGCTTGATATTCAGTTTTGATGAATACTACAGTTTTTCCACTCTTGACCAATCTGTTTAGTTGATTGAATGTATATGCAGGACCGGCGGCTTCGGATTGACCAGATCTTTCTTTTCTTCTTCGGATATTACTCTTGTTGGCGTCTTGGAAGCAACAATGCTTTCAACAATACAACTTCTTGCCTTGAACATTTCACGAGGGTCGCTTTCAACTTCATTGACGGTATCTTCAAAAACCTTGTATATACTAGCAAGCAACTTGTAGTTTGATATACTGCCCTTTAGAAAATCATCAAGTGGATAATGTTGCTTGATTTCCTTGATAAGTTCATATTTCTGAAGATTCAATGAACGCTCATTCAACTTCTTTCGTGTACGCAATACAGTATCTAACAATCTATCAGCAGAAACTTGGTCTTTTGTTTTTTCTTCAAGTATCACTCTATACAACGCATTCTCTCTTCCTAATTCTGTATTTTCCGAAAAATACTTACGTAGCATATTGTTCGCTTTTGAGTCATCTTTTCCATTTAGTATGTCGGCGGTGACTTGACGAACAAGCAGTTCAAATAATATACCCGCATTTTTATACTTGGAGTGTTTCAGTTTCTTCATACATTTTTATTATTATAAATATATTCCTTATTGATAAAAACTACATATTTACTGCTGTTTGTCTTCTTCTATAAGGTTAGACTCGTCTAATATAGACTTTTCTTCAGTTATTACTCGTTTGTGCTTATTATTATATCTGGATTGCAGTGCTTTTTTTATACTTTTCAGGTCTTCATCCATAGAAAGTGCGCCGCCTCTGTATATATGACGGGTAGTACGATCACTCTTTGATTTTTCTTTGTTTTCTTTATTTCCAAGAACATCTTCGCCAAAGTTCTTGGTATGAGTAGATGTATACTTTTCTTTGTTTCCCGTTTGATCGCGTTTACCGCGCTCACGATCTTTTCGTGTTTCTTCTTCGAGCGGAGGAAGACCTGGCAACTCACTTTCGCCTCCACCCCCTTCACCACCACCCCCACCGACGGGTTCTTCGCCTCCACCACCAAAATCGCTGACAGCACCGCCTTCAGATTTTTGCTTACTTGCGGCAGGATCATTGCCTTCCGATGATATCTGCTCCATTCTCCAAGATTCTTTTTGGTCTTTAATAACTTCTTGCTGAACTTCTTCGATCTCATCTTCGGACATATTAAATATCTGATTATACATCCATTTCTTACTAAACATCTTGCTTTCTGCCATATCCGACGCAAGGCTGATCTTGTTGGACCATATTTCTAGTTTTTCCTGCTCAAAGATTGTGCTTGGGTTACTTAGTTCAAGTTCAAAATCAACAAGCGAAGCGTCTTGATAGCCTTGAACATACAAATGCACGATAGCAATCTTAGTTAGTTCAGATACTATAATACGTTGTATACGACCAATAGTACGAGAGAATCTTACATCTTCGGCAGCGAGTGTAGCCTTACCGGACAGTCCTTCTTCATATCCCAAAAATGCTTTTGGAATCTTTAATGCGGCCATCATCTTATTACGAATATATTCAAGATCATCAATGCCTGTAAAGTCCATACCAGGTAACGTATCAATCTTGGTGCCGCTATCACTTCCACGAACGGGTAGATAAAAATCTTCCACCATGTTATTCAAGTTGAAACGTAAGTTATAATCGCCACTTCGTTCATCAATATATGGTACTTTCTTTACTTGATTCATAACCTTTTGCATTGCCGCATCAATATCGGCGGGAGGAATATTACCAACATCAACGGAGAATATACGCTTTTCTGGCGCACGCATGATGCGATGAATAAGCATCGCGTCTTCCATCAAACTTAGCTGCTTCCATACACGGCGAGCAGGCTCTACCATGCTTTTACCGTATGGTAAAAAGTTACTGTCGCTCAACAGTCTAAAATGCGCGATCTCAAAGTTTTCATATTCCATACCACCACCCATACCATCGTGTTGATATTTTACATAGTTAATATTTTGTGGATCGCTACCTTCTATGCGTGTGATTTCATACGGACTGATTGGATGAACCACAAACACACCATATTCTGGTGATATTTCCATACGCAAAAAGAAATCGCCATATTTGCACATATTACGTGTCCAACTCCACATATTAAACTCGACGTTTAGTATGTCATAGAAAAGATTTTCAAGTATCTTCTTTATGTTTTCGTTGTTGCTACGAATAGTAAGAACTTTTCCAAACTCACTTGGCACAAGGCACTCGTCGCTATAGATGTCCAACGCAGATGCGATGATAGGATCCATATCCATAACGTCATAATCTCTAAACAACTCAAGACGGCTTGCTTGATAAGCCATGCTCATGTCGCGATTATGTAAGTTAAATGTACTGCTTCTTAAACGATTAAAACGATCACGCAAACTGTTTCTGTCTGTTGCGTATTGTATTTCATCCGTGTCTACAATCTTGAGTTTTTTACCGCCCACATTACGAACGATTACGTCCGTACTGAACATCTTTTTCAATCTGCTAAATAGATCTTTTGTTTCTGCCATAGTGTGTATATATATGAGCGCTTACTATATAAATATATACTAGAGGTATTTTTATAAAATATATTATCGCAGTAGCCAAGTAAGATCTTCTGATTTATTACCGTGCATACCAGGTCCACCGACGTGCATTTGCCAAGGATTGTTATATACACCAAATGGATTAACTCCTTTACCTGTACTCAACAAGTTTACATTGTTTTGTATTTGTTGAGCAGATGTTGATCCTATTCTATCTATAATCGTTTTCGTAACACTGTCCGACTCTTTTCTCAAACGCAATGCTACATCTCTTATCCATAATCCTATACCAATAGACATTACAAGATCGTCATTATAGCCTTCCATTGCTTCTGCCCTTGCTGACACGGCCCCGCTTTTCCATATAAAAACCTGTAGTTCTTCTATTAGCCGCTTGCTATGAACTATAACTTCTTTGTTTCTAAAATAACTTTCCAATTTTGATATAACCAGCGGTCTCGTTTTGTTAGATGTTGTAAAGCCTGGCGTCATCTTTTTCTCTTGAGCGTGTATTTTGTTGGTCATCTGATTCTCGACATCAACATACTGTAAATCGGATGAACTATAAAAAAGATTAGGATAGTTGTTGTCTAATACTTCTTGTATGACCGCCCATCCCACATTAGCATTTTCTACAACAAGCAATGCGTTGTTATATTCTGTTGCCATTGTCATAAGACCTCTGGCGTATTCTTTAGTTGGTAGTTTGCCTTTATATTCGGCAACTTGCTCCATAGTTTCTATCTCTAGTATTTGAGCAGCACTATAATCGGAAGCATCGCCACGCGCAACGTCAGCTGCGACCATATATGATTTACCGGGTTCCGGATATTTGAATATCCAATATCCTTTGTCTACTCCGCGCTTTTCTATTGGCTCAGTTACATGAGTTTTACTATACCATTCCAAAACTGGAATATCTATCACTGTATTACCAGATGTGCTAAACTCACAATCGCATTCTTGTGCAGCGCCTCTTTCGCCAGACAGTTTGGTTTGTTCATTGCGCCATTTTTGATCACGCTCTGGGTGTAGGTGCCAAGGAAGGCTAATGCGGTTCATGTTATTCAGTCCCTGCTCACTTTCCATCCACATCTTATGGAACCAGTTTCCTACACCGTTAGGAGTTGATAGTATGATTGCTTTACCACCCGTAGACAATGTGTATTGAGCAGATAGCCATATTTCTTCTATGTTGTCAATAAATGCGGCTTCGTCTACTACGAGCAATGACAACGCACTTGAACGACCGGATGTACCTGCACTGCTCGCAGCCTTGATTTCAGAACCGTTCTTTAGTTTTAATGAAAGTCTATTGTCTTCTACGGCAGGAACTTTAAGCCAGCTTGGTAAGTTGTCGTTGGCAAATCTTACTTTGGTTACGATTGCTTTGGACGTTTCTTGTGTAATACTCAAGCAAAGTATCTGCTTGTCTGTATGAAATGTCATCAGCCATATTGCATATCCTGATACAAGAGTTGTAATACCCATCTGGCGACTTTTTAATATGATATTCTGATCGTGCTTTACAAAGTCTTCTAATGCTTTGTCCTGAAATGGATATGTAAGAAATGGCAGTGTACCGCGAGTAGGATGCTGAATCTTAACATACTTCTTCATGAAGTATATAGGATCCTTGGCACATTTGACGTATTCTTCCTTGATTACGTCTTTTAGGTTTTTAGTTGTGGCCATAATGTTTGTATCTCACATATAACGGTGAGCGAAATCCTATATAAACTACATCTGGTATATTCTCGTGCACGCTTTTGCGAAACATCTTGGTGGATATATCAAGTATTTTGCCTTCTATATTGATCCAATCATGCGGCACTTCATATTCATCGTCGTATTGTGTAATGAACTTTCCGGCATTTGGTTCATCGAGTACGAATAGTCCTTCAACGATGTTGGCGTTTATGTTGTATTTTTTAAGAGCAGACAATAGATCTTTGCACATAGGTGCACAGTATCCTTGTGGATTTTGCGGATACTTGTTTTGTATTCTTTCCGCCAAACCCAGTATAATATCATCTTTAGATAACATCCCTACTAAATCCATATGTTATATATATCTGCATACTATATGATTTTGTCTATCATTTTTATAACATCTTCGGCGTAGATCTGCTTGGTGCATTCAAAGTCCTTCTTGCGAGGACACCATCTCCAATCCCCCTTATCAAATGTACAAGATGGATCGTTCCAGCATCCGTGGCACACATTTTTATTGATTACTCTGTATGGTGTATTGAATTCCGCAAACTCCATACTAAATCCGCTGATGAGTACAACGGGCTTTCCAACAGCCCACGCCAACCAACTCAGACCAGAACCGAGGCCAATAAAAAACTCAGCATGTTCCAATTGGGCCATTCTTTGCTCAAGAGAAAAATCTCCAGTTTTATCAACTACACCATTTGGAATATAGTTCATATTTACTCCGTTTCCAAACGAATTATAACGGTCTATGTCCCAAACTTCATACCCCTTGGATTTTATATATTTTACAACTTTATTCCACCCTTCTGGATTATTCCAGTATTTAGATTGTGCCGTGCTATGTGTTCCTATACATACATATTTGCTATTTGGTTTTTTTAAATTTGACGAAAACTTTAGCTTTGGCTTGATCTCGATTGGAGGTAAACCAAGTATTCCTTGTGCGACAAACGTCAACGATATCTTTTTTGGATCGGAAGGCGCGTTTCCTTGCCAGTTGTTTTGATCAAAATATCCTATTATATATGTGGCATAGAAATCATCATTGCTACCATTTTGTTTTATGAACTTTATGTTTTCATAACTCTTTGAAAATAATTGCATCAATTCTTCTTGAAAGACAACGCAAGTTAAATCGCATTCATGTTTTTTTTGGAATTCGTCAACCGATCCTATATATGCCATCAAATCCCCCAAACTCTGTGTATCAAGTACTATTTTTACTTTCTTGTCTTTTAAATTTAACTCTTGCGATTCTATCAAAGTCGTCCAATTTTCTCCAACAACTTCATACAATTCTGTTTTCCATTTCACAAAATATTTTATACTAGCCATAGTCCACATATTGTTGCCTATGTCTCCTTCATAAACAGTGTGTCCATTATTTGTATCTATGAATTTTACTTTATACTTCTTTGAAACGGGTCCAAGTATTTCGACTTTTGGTCCATTTGTATAACTTATGTGTATTGTATTTTTTGCTTCAACGTGTTTGATTTTAGCGTCGCTATAATGTGCGATAAGTCTATCTCCAAATATCTTCTCTCTATATTCGCTATATATCGCTGCTAAATCGTGTACTCTGTTGGAGTATGAATTTTTCTGAGCACATTTTAATGCGTTTTCTTGGTATTCTTTATAGTTTAGGTATACTTCTTTTATACCTTCTACGACCTCGCTAAAATCTCTTTTAACCACACGCATTCCTTTGTATTTATCTTCTTCAAACGTACCAACAATAGGCAATCCACATGCCATAGCCTCAAGTAAAGTTAGATTGGGGTGCCCTGCTTCAAGTTCTGAAAGATGTATGAATACATCATGTTTGTTGTATAACTCAATCAAAGAGCACTCGTCCAGATCAAACAACTTAGTGAGTTTTTCATAATTGTTAAGTTCTGGTTCCAACGTACCGAAAAAGTTTTGGTTATTTTTTGGACCAGCAATTGTAATAGGCATATTCAACGACATTGCCGCTTGTATAGCGATCTTGAAGCCTTTTCTATCTTTGCTTTGATCATAAGCATAGCCATTATTAGCTACGCAAAGCAATCCGTTTCTAGACTTGCTATGATTTACAAACAAATTGGTATTAACGGCGTGGCTAAAGTATCGCAGTTTCTTGCTACCAAAATATGGAATGAGATACTTGCACGGTGACAATGAAATAACACTATTCTCGATAGCTTTTAAGTTTTCCTTGAATACGGGAGAGTCTTTGCCATACAAATATGCATGATGGTCGTGAATAGTAAAAATATACGGTATATTTCTTTCATGAAGCATGTTGGCAAGATTTGCAACGTGAACATGTACTACCACACTATCGTCATACTTTACTTCGTCTGTATATTTAATCTCACTTCGTATTCCAAGATTTATCATTTCTTGGTGATAGTCCCATATTATTTTTTCAATGGCACCCCATCCATTCGGTGGTATGGGTAATAGTCCTGGATTTACGTTGATAACTTTCATATTATTTATATCTTATAAAACTTTTGCTAGATTCGCTCAATATATGATCCTTGTCAAATGAAAATTTGTTCTTTCCAAGAGTTAATGTAAATTTATTATTTTTTGGATATATTTTAAATGTGGACATATGATGTGTTGCTGGAAAATTTTTTATAAACTCGTCATCTACATAAAATGGATAATGTTCTACCAAACTTTCCGACGAATGATTTAGATACAACACCGCAATTTCGTTGGTGTTTTCAACTTTCATAATTTCGAACACATATGGTGTCATCTCGGAACTTCCTTTTCCGTTATTTCTATTCAGGTCAATCTTGCTTGTAGGAAACATAGAAGGCATTCCGTCTCCTTTTATGATATGTATCTCGTCCAGTAAATTTTGATGATGAGCAGACATATACAAATAATTTTCAAGGTCGCCATAACTTCCCACGGCTCTGCATCTTTCCAAAAATTCGTCCGAGTTTTTAAACATCAAAAATGCTTTTTTTACAAAATCCATCTTGGAATAAAAGAACATCGTGGACAATAAATTACCATATAATACAAAATATGCCTGTTTATTATTTTCGTTGGCGATGGTCTTGAATGTTTTCAGTTTAGCTATATCTTCTTGGCTATATAAGGAATCTCCTTCAATGTATGTAAACGAATCATATTCCGCAGATAACAATTTAACCGCATTTGTTAAAGATCTATACATAGCAAACGAGTGATAACCTCTGGTACCAGTAGGGTGAATTTCATAATAAAAATTTTCATAATCTCCCCAATACACTGTTCCTGTGTCCTTGTACATTATTTCATTTCTAGCGTCATATATAAAATATTTGACTAATTTCTGTATTCTTTCGCTCGCTGGTGTGTGTGCCACCAACGCTATGTCAAAATGGGGAGAAATCTGAACCAATCCATCATATACGATCTGCTCTATTTCCGGACAATTGATATACGCTCCCACAATTAATAAGTCGTTCATATGTTATTTACGTTGATAACTTTAATATTATTTTAATCTTATAAAGCTCGTATTGTTTGGAGACAAAATCTCATTTTTGTCATAATAGAACGTGTTTGTTCCAATTTCAATTATAAACTTATCATTTTTTGGATTTATTTTAAATGCGGTAGAAAATGAATTCGTAGACAAAATTGTTACGTGTTCGCCATCCAATTTCATTTCCAACGATTCTGGAGCATTGTACATTTTTTCATAAACGATGTACATGAATGTCAACTCATCTGTACCGGATAGACGGAATACATCAGTGGTAAAGTTCATGGGGATGCTATCATTCTTTCCAGTAGAAAGACTTAGATTACCTATTGAAGATTGAAAATAACTAGGTTTTCCACTTAAATCCAATACGTGTGATTTATCGAGGGCGTTATTAAATACAACCGATCTGTAAAAAAAATTCTCTAATTGACCGTGTCCTCCTATTTGTTCGCATCTCTTTATATACTCGTCAGAATTTTTAAAATAACCAAATGTATTTTTAAAAAACTCCATGGACGAGAAAAAAAAGTTTGAGCAGTAATGATCCCCGTATGATATAAACATAGACTCTTTTCCATTTTCTCTGGACACTCTTTTCATATCCCTCAACTTGACTGCGTCTTCTGGAGAAAAATGTGCATCGCCTTCAATATAAATAAATGAATCGTATTCATTACTCAACATTTTCACGGCATTAGTCAATGACCGATATATTGCAAACGAGTAATATTTTCTGGTTCCATTAGGATGTATTTCATAATAGAATGTTGGAAAATCTCCCCAATATATTGTACTAATATTTTTGGTTATAACTTCATTTCTATGATCGTATATAAAATACTTTACTTTATCTTGTATTCTTTCGCTGACTGGGCTGTGAGTAACCAGTGCAATGTCAAAATATGGAACAAGACGACGCACCGACTCGTATATCATCTCTTCGCTTTCCTTAGAAGCAATATATGCACCCATTATTAGTAGATCGTTCATATGGTTTATCAATTTGAATTTATATAAGATACACAGTCTGAAGCATATTCTTTGTATAGAAATTTCTCTCCTTCATATACTGATATCGATTTTGTATCCGACGGGATTTCATTCCAAGACCAACCATTTGCTGAGTATGTCGTGTGTATAATGTCAAATGTTTCCCCGTTCGATCTTTCCACTTGGATTCTTCTGGTCGTTAAGTCGGAATGATAGGAATGAGTATATAGAATATATGAATTTGTTCTTACGTGCGTCTTGGTGTTTTCGTCGTATTTGTTTAGATGATAAATACGTGTAGTACACTTTCCGTACTTTGGATCAAAACTGCTTATAGAGGTTTCTGTATTCCATTGTGTGTCCGAAAAATCCATATTCATTTCTTTTCCTGGTTTTATCAACATCGATGAATCTCCGTTTCTTTTTAAATTCTCATGAACATATACTTCTACAATTTTAAACTTTTTATTATTGTAGTATTTTTTGAGATAATTTATATAGTCTCGTTCGTTTGATATATTTGGTACCTTTGATAAAAAATCGTCTATATTACAATAAAAATAATGAAATGATATATCTGGAGGATAATTGTTTTCATTATAATAAAATAATCCATTTTTATTTTCTTTAACACAAATGCGTGGAACGTTTTTGATATATTCTCTGGATTTTTCTCCGAATAGATCATCGACTTCCATTCTTTGAAAATGGGTATATCCTTGTTGTTTAGCATATCTAATCGCATTGAACAAATTTATCATCACTGATAGACCATGCTTCTGGGATACTGGGACTAAATCGTGTACATAAAATCCGTTTGATAAATATTTCCAAAAATCTACTAAATCTAAATCTTCGTACTTGTCTTGGAAAAGTTGATTTCTACTGTCATATAAATAAAACTTTACGTTTTTTAATATTTCTTTATCAACCATAGTGTTTGACACAAGTAAAATTTCGTGTCCATCATTTTTCATCCAGTCGATTGCGTTCAATAATTTGCTTTTTATTGTATCATTATAAACAAAACTGTCTATTATTGTGATGACTCTTTGTTGAAATGTATTATATATATTAGTTAATTCTTCCCTCATTTTTTCTTTTTGTTCCAACTTAGAATTATTTGATGTAGTCGAATATATACCAGAACTATGAATTCTATATATTCCACAACAATAACTTGTGTTGCAATAAGATTTTCCGTGCTTCATCAACTCAAACAGAAATGCCCAATCCGGATATGGTTCGGATTTTATTAAATCCAAATTTATTTTAATATTTCTGTATACTCTACCAAGTGATACATAATTTTCTATCAACATATCTTTCAACTCCGCGTCTGGATTCATTGACTGCATCCATCCGCCTTGTGGATGAATAACACCATTTTCCAGATACCTATATCCACCGCTATATACTACATAATTTTTATTTGCATCCAAGAAATCTATAGCACTCTGGTAATGATTATCGGCTATCAAATAATCGTCTCCATCCATATATGCTATATATTCTCCTCTACATTCGTTCTCAATTGTTTCAAAGTTTTTTTTACTTCCAAAATTTATTTCAGAATTTAATATTTTTATTCTAGAATCATTCTCGTACTTTTCTAGCAGAAGTTCATAAGTACCGTCGTTGGTTCCGTCATCTCGTATAATTACTTCCATGTCGTAATTAATTTTTTGAGATAAAATCGAATCCACACACTGTGTTATATATTCTTTATGCTTATAACACATCACTATTACACTCAACTTTTTTTCAAATTTCATAGTATTATCTTGCAGAATTATTGATTGCATATGCACTTAATTCTGGAGAAAGACCTCCGGTATGCAAGGAAGTGAAATTTTTACACGACAATGATTTGTAACCCATGTTTCTCCATCTAATAGCAAATTCCAATTCAACGCTCATTGAATTTCTATCATATGTTGTGGAAAATTCGCCAACCGATAATAATTTTTTTGCATGGTGTACACCGGGTCTGAGAGAAAACTCTGGCCAATTAATACAATACATCCATATATCCGGAGAAATTTGCATTGCTCCAACGTCGTCTAAAAATAAAAGATCATTAACTGGTCTGTCTGGAAAATATACCGCTTCAAAAAAATCTCCGATTTCTCGTTTTGGTTTCATATTTTCTGGAAAATTTCTATAATTAAAGCAGTACCCAACATATGCATACTCTGGGTATTGTTCCATAAGATCGATAGGTTTTCCGATTGTAAAAAGATTATAAAACTGGTGGTCATCTTCTAAATGAAAAACATAATCGGCGTTTGAGTCTAAGATAGCTTTTCTCCAAAAGTTTAGTACTCTTGCGTGACGATAGTTGTCCGGAAAGGTTTCTTTTTCAAAAAATCTATAAAATACTGGGACATTTGGTATATGGGTGTGATAATATTCCAATCCCATCCGTCTTTCTTCTGGAGTAGATGAATCGTCAAAATAGTAAATTTCGTCTATGATATTTTTATCTTGGCAAAATACTCCAAAACTTTTTATTGCTCTATGAAGTAATTTTATCCGTTTACATGCGGTCGTTGTGAGTATAACTTTTTTTCCTTTATACATTTAATTTGGCCTCCATAATCCTATACCACCAAAGCCTTGAGAATGGACACCATTTAGTTTCACTCTTCCCGTTGACTTTGTGCATACAATGTTTGTTTTTGAACCTTCATTCAAATCTTGCCAAAATTTGTACACTTGACCAGCGTAAGTATTTGCGAACATATGGTTGGGGTCTATATCGTGAAATGCGATATATCCTCTATCAGACAATAGAGTCTTATACAAATTGAAGTCTCTTTTTACTCCGTCATACGTGTGGTCGCCGTCTATGAATATAAGGTCATATTTATCCGACTGTGATCTAATATTCTCGTACATTTCAGGAGTCTGAGAATTTCCACAAAAAAATTTCCAATCTTCTCCCCACATAAAATGATGTATAATAGATTCTCTTGGTTCTATATCCAATGATATTTTTTTACCGGATGATAGTTTTGACATTATCCAAAATGTACTTCCCATAGTACCTATCTCAAGAATATTGTTTGGAGCAAATCCTTTCATCCAATATGAGAATGTAAGAAATTCCTCATATACTTGCATGAATATACATTTGTGCATTAGTTCTGGGTTTACGCAGTAGTCTACAAGTTTTTTAGGATCGTCGTTCATTTTCAATAAAATTTTTTAAATCTTTTTCGGAATTAAATTCGCTCGGAAGAACTGCGCTCAGTGTGAATTTACTTAATTGGGGCATATAGTCGTCTTTTGATTGCTTGTTTGTATATTTCTTTCATATTCTTATATGATTTACATTTTAGGAACATAAGTCCTATTCTTCCAAATGGACTCTGCAAAATTTCATCGCCGGTTTTTGATAGTGGAATAAATAAATCTATATTAGTAGAATGATTATATTTTATACCAAGAAAAGGAGATGCTTCGGGCAAAGATAACGTGTGGCGAAGTATGTAATTTTTATTCAGTTCTTGTATGTCTGTATTAAGTGTTTCTCCAAGAAATGGTGCCGCATAATATTCCGCGTACTTAAACCCAGTAGATTTTTCTATAAGTAAACTATACAAATCACCCGGACATCTGCGAGTTATTTCTATGAGTTTAAATGATTCCTTTGTTTTGATAAACTGTGTATGAACGAGTCCATCTTCCAAATTCAATTTTTCTGCCATTTTTTGTATTTCTTTTCGTATAAGATTTAATGTCTTTTTTGGAAAATCGTACACTACGTGACTTGTATCCACGGTAAACTTATTAGCACTACCATCTTCTATTACAACAAAGTCGATAAATATTTTTTTATCTTTTATAAAACATGAATGACTATATAATTGACCTTCTATATATTCTTCTATTATAAAGTTTTTTGATGTAGAGAAATGTATCGCAGATTCTATCGCAACATTTATGTTTTCCGTGTTTGCATCTTTTACTACGGTTGTTCCTCTACCACTATAAGCATCCACTGGTTTAATTATTATAGGACATTTTGAAAAATACGCTTCTTCTTTTGATAAAGTTTGTGGAACAGACAGTCCATGTTTTTTTGCAAAACTTCTGAACTTTGCTTTATTATTTATTGTTTCTGTGGTTTCCGTACTATCGAGTCCAAATTTTTTAATACTTGTTTTCGTTGCGGTCAAATAAGATAAGTCGTTTGATCCAGGCACAACCAGATCAAAGGACTGTTCTTTTAACAATTTATCTAAAGCGCATACATCGGAATAGTTGCAGTTTATATATTTTTTTATATGCTTAGAAAGGCAGTCGTCTGGCTTAGAGCCAATTACATATACATCATGTCCTTTGCTGACAAGAGAGTTATATATAGGAAACGATGATACGTTTGTATCCAAAAGAAGTATTTTCATGTTATTTTTTCCCATTTGTTGGTTTTTGCTGATCTTGACGCAGCCTCAAAAAGAAGAATGCACTCTTCCGATTCTTGGGAACCAAAAGTTTTTCTTGGTATATTTTCATTTTTTCTGCAAATTATATCGTCGTAAGCGTCTTCATAGAAGTTTGCGAGAGCTTCTATATATCCAGCGGGATGGCCAACTTTGAATCTGTTATATCTGCTGTCCGTAGCAACAATAGACGTTTCCGAACTTCTATCAACTATTGTTGTTTTACCTGTATTATCCGACATTTTTAAATATTCTGGTTCTGCTTGGTACCATTCGGCACTTCCTTTGGTTCCATACACACGTACACGTAGTCCGTTTCTACTTCCAAGAGCGGTTTTGCTAAACCACATATTGCACATCATTCCGTTGGTGTATCGTACCAAGCAATTTACATCATCGACCACTCCTGAAAAATTGCCAAAATTATTTTCTGTCGCTACAATCTCGACGGGAGTTTCATTGGTCAATGTTTTGATTATAGAATATACGTGAACACCCAGATCTAGCGAAATAGTAGGAACTATCCCATCAACAAGCCTCCAACTTTGTGGTTTCATCGGTTGTCCGTTTCTTAAACGCAAAAATCCTTCCTGCTGCATCTCGGCTTGAATCTGGGTAATTTTGCCTAGATCTCCACGCTTAATAATTTCCTTTAACTCTTTAATCATAGGATAGCAAATGTAGTTATACACCACAGAAAGAAAAGATTTATCTTCATATTCTTTTACCTTTTGCATTTCGGAAGCGTTGCACGTCAAAGATTTTTCACAAATCACCGGTATACCATGCTGCATAGCATATGCAACTTGATTAGCATGCTGGTCGCTTGGAGTAAGTATAACAACTGCTTCTATAGCTTCTTTTTCTATTATCAACATATTTCTATAGTTGTCATATAAACGAAAATCTTCAATACCATATGTTTCGGCGGTTTTATTGTTGATTTCTTTATTTCTGCTAAATGTACCGGCTACTATTTCAAATTTATTAGACAAGTTTATTGCACAATAATGAGCATAGCCAACAGCGGAGTTTAATCCGCCCCCAATAATTGCTATTGGTGTTTTATTTCTCTTGGTTTTCATAAAAAGATGTAAAATTTGGTATTGTTTAAAACTTTGGACTTTTTGATTTGCTTGTATATGTCGGGCAAACTCTGAACCGCTGAGGGACATATTACAACATTTTCAATAAAATCTTTGTCTGTCAATTCGGAGTCATTGGCTATTATTTTTAATATTCCTCCGGCTTTTCCAAAGTTTGTACCTGTTTTCATCCACTCGGACTGATAACCCCTTCCCCAAAGTATAACTTTATCATTTGACTTTCTGCTCACTATGTTCGGATGATAAATTCCATTGTTATTCAAATAATTCAATATCTTATCTTCAATTTCCTCGTTTATCTCAAGCCTGTCTCTGATCAAATCGTCTAAAAATACAAAGTTAAAACCGGAGTTGAACAATCTACCAGCCAATTCGTATATAGCATATGTCATTTCTATAGTTGGAGTTTCAAGCTTGAAGTTACAACTTATTTGTATGAAATTTTCTTCAAATCCATATTGCTTCAATAGTTTCACAAACTCTATAAGTTCGTTTGAATGATAATTGTCTTCTGTAAGAATATACTTGATAGTAAGATTTTCTTTCTCTGACATCAGGTTACTATATTTTTTCAGATGATCAAGAACCTTGGTTATTTCTCCTTTACCACGTATTTCCTTGAACGTACTTTGAGTTCCGGCGTCAATACTGGTCACAAGACGAATTTTGCTGTGACCTATCATTTTTTCCAGACCGTTCGAATATCTTAGGCTATTGGAAAGGACTCTGACGATAGATACATTTTCATTATCCAATAGCTCTTGAGTTATTTCGGCAAACTTTGGACTTAATGTAGGTTCTCCTCCTCCCCACACAATATGTGTGTTCTTACCAAGATGCTTTCCTTTAGTAAGGTCGGCAACGATACCATAAGTGTCATACAGAGATTCTCTTCCACCATAATATTTAGGGGAACAATATGAACATTTCATATTGCAGTATGTATAATTCTCCAGAGATATGTAATTTACCTTTTCTTCTGTGGGTTTTTCAAATCTTTCTATGTATGGACAACCCTCGCACTCCTCAAATCTTTCGGCGTTGATAGCGTTTTCTACTTCAAGCTTTCTGTCTAATATCTTCTGTAAAGTGATGTCCTTTGAATCTGGCATCAATACGATGTCGCCTTTCATCTTACCGTCGTGAAAGAAACGCTTGCAGCACCCTATAATTTCGCGTGGACCAAAGAATATAGAATTCTTGAGGTCTTTGCAGGACAAATAAGAACGGAAACAATAGTCGAGCTTTTCAATTAACTCGTCTTTGTTTTCTGTATGCAAGAACAGTGAAGCGGCATACTTAAAACTTGTATTCTTTTTATTATACTTTTTCTGGACCAACGATCTCATATAAGTTGGGAAGTTGGACAACAGATAATCCAAAAGATCGGACTTGTTATCCGATTTGTTTATAAGATACAAGATTGTACCCAAACATTGGCAGACGATTTCCTCTTTATTGGAAATAATCAAAGGGTTGTCTATATACAACATTTCCTTGGTTGCTTGAATATAACCATCTATTCGTTGAGTATTCAACGATTTTGTGATGGAATCTTCGCTCTGAATCTTATCGTATATCTTTGAATCAATAATTTTGATATTATTAGCTGCCAAAAGCAACTGAACTACATATCGTATATCTTCGTGAACCCCATCCGAAAACTTTGATGTTTTAGACAGAAGATTTCGTTGGAATACGTAATTGAAAACCTCTTGTTTTTCCTTGAAAGAAAAGACATTTTTTGTGAGGCTTTCTCTTATGTTATTCTCGTATTTGAATTTTAATGAATGAGCAATAACATCTATTTCCGAATTATTCCGGATAATTTCTATTAAACTCTTCATATGCTCCGGAACTATATGGTCGTCGTCATCAACAAACCATATCCATCGAGAATTTGATTTTTCCACACCTACGTTGCGGGCTATTCCTGGATACATTTTTTCCGCAAAATTGTATATTTTTACTCTACTTTCAACTCCTACACAAGAATGTATTTCGTTATTATCTTCTCCGCTATTTATCGCAATAATTTCATAATCATGGAAGTTTTGATTCTCTATTGTTTTCACCAACGAAAGTATATTTTTTAACAATAGAGTTTTCCGACGATATGAAGGAATTATAATCGACAATAGATTCATTGCTTATATATCTCGAATTTGGATAAATCTGGATAAGGCAGTTCAAGATCATCATTTTGCTTGGGAGTGCCGTCCATGTTATAAAATTGAGCCATCGTTAATAGCCCTCTGGCAGCAAGTTCTGGCATCATATAATAATTCCACCCAATCATATCAAAGTTGTCGTCGTGATAAGAACATTCTCTGCGTCCACTATATCTAGCTCTCTTAAACCAATTGTGTGCAACAAAATCATCGGTTAATATCGCACCACCTTTGCTCAATTTGAAATGCTTGTATGGTCCAGTAAACGATATGCACATAAACGATCCCGGTATATACATGTTGTGTGTAAATCTCAATGCGCTGTCCCAGGTACGAGTCGGTTTTAGCTGGTATGCTCCCTTGATTGTTTTTCCATTTACCGGCTCAAAATCAACCTTCCCTCCAGCATGTATGATCTCACAAGGAACGCTTGGATATGTCCTTGAAGGTATGGTTATAACTTTGCCTTTGACGTTTTGATAATAAAGTGTCAAAAACAAAGCATTACTTTGGTTATCTACAGTTACAACATATGGTGCACCGGTATATTTAGCGAGTTTTTCTTCAAACTCTTCCGTTATTTTATATACGCCGTTTGCCATAATATTTTATCTTTTTGCTAATATAAATCCGCCCGCAATATGCTCTTGATGTGTGGAACACTTAAACCCCGCACCTCGAAACAACGCGAGCAATATGGCTACTTCTTTGTCCAACGTTTGCCCCCCGTGTCTATGATATTCGATCAACATCATTCCTATTTTGTCCAAGTCCTCTTTATGCATACTATCAAAGAATGGATATTCTCCACCTTCTATGTCCATCTTAAACAGATCTATATAGTCAATATTATTTTCTTTCATGAAAGTACGAAAAGATACGCCTTTTATTTTATGCGATATAGTTAGACTATCCTGGTGGTTTTTCTTTATGGATCCAATTGTAGAATTATTAGGATCCACATAAAACTCTAACTCTCCGTCTTTATCACACAATGCTTTATCTATTATAGTTATTTCGTTATTGGTATATGTATTTCTAAGAGTTTCGAGTGCCTGTAGATTCGGTTCTATTGCATATATTTTTTCATATTTTGTTACATATTTTACATATTCAACCCAAATACCAGCATTGGCACCAACATCCACTATCGTGTTGAAAGTTTTTCCTTTCAAAAACTCGTCATATACACCGTGTACAAAAAATTCCATATAATTATTGTAAGTGGGAGTAATGTGATTTTTGGTATTTAGTACGGGTTTGTTTACACTGACGTTTCTTATTCTAAACTCCTTGGAGTATACGAGTTTTTCACCACTGTATATCTCCACTAGCATGCCACCAAACAACGTGTCAGTTTCAAAATCTCTGTGCTGCTTGGGTACTGGAATAATCCAAAAATTTATATTCCCATTTAAAACTTCATGCTGTGCGGCATACAATACTGTTTTTGAATCTATGTCTTTTACCGAAACAATTGCATTTGGTATATCATACTTAGATGTATAATCTATTTTGTTTGCGGAACGATCATATGAAATCTTAATATCTTCTTCTTTTTCTATTGTTTGTATCATCGGTTTGTCTGGGTTTATTTTTAGTCTATCTAAAATTTTGTTACAGTTGTCTTCTAAATTTTCAAAATTTAAATACTTTATGTTTTCATATTTATCATACATACCAAGATATACAGGAAGATTGTATATTAGCGATGATAGATTGAACGATATTGCCTCTCGGATGACAAGCGGGCTGGTTTCTTTGTCGCTATTATTGCCACGGGAAGTAAAAAGGAACAAATCCGCTGCCTGATAAAAGTTTTCTACATCTTTTCTCTCGTTCCACCAAGTGCAGTTAAGTGGAAAGTCTTTCATTATTGGCTCCCAATAATGCTTGAAATTATCCGCTTGATTTCCAATGAAATGAAATTGAATTGGATAGTTTATAAGTTTCTTGGCATACTCAACTATTTCTGCCTGATTTTTTCGTGGAGTAAACAGACCAACGTTTATTACATGTTTTTTATTTGGGTCTAATCCGAGAAGTTTGAGTGCTTCTTCGCGAGGCTTTCTTGGTTTAATAGTGATTGGATATTCTGTTACATCCATATCTACCCCCAATGGCCTTAAAGTTTCCAGCTGATATTTGCTAACAAATAATATTTTATCTGGAAAAAACTTTTTATTTTTATAATCAAAACTGCTGTCGTGTGAGGTTTCTATCAGTTTGTATTTTCTATCTTTGCCATATAACTTTATAGCAACATCTCCATCCATGAAGTACTCTGGCATTTCTTCAAGATGTACAATTTCTGGTTGGATCTTGTTTATAATATTCAATATTTTTGATTTATCTTCCGCCAAATCAAAAAACTTGTTTCCCAGTATTTGTTTTATTTGATTTCGTTGAACCGTGAATACGCCTACATTAGCATACTCTATACAGTATATTTCATGCTCTTTGTGCAACACCTGTATCTTTTTCAGCAAATACTGAGGACAGCCGCCAGTTGACAAGTGAGGAGCAATATAAACAATTTTCATAAATAAAATAAAACAAATATTTTACTTCTTGTCAATGATTTTATTTATTTCAGTATTTATTTTTTTTAGTTCCTTTTCGGCAGATTTTATTTTCTTGAGGCAAGTAACCCAATCTTTTTGTATATTCTTCTTAAGTTCTCCACGAGCCTCGTTGCTCCATTCTTCCACCATACCCGTAGAATTTGCCCAAGTTAATGTTTTAGAGTCTTCGCTTTCAAGATAGTCTTTGCTTTCACGCAACTTTTGTTTGATATCCAGCAAATATGATAGCTCATTCTCGATAATCTTTCTGGTCTCATACAACTTATACTGACCCTTGATTCGCAATGTAGTTTCTTCCGTTGCAACACAATCAAGGCACTTTTTTGTGCGATAAAACATCTTGCGATCCTGTTTTGTGCCCCAACGTATTTCTCTGTTGCAGCATTCGCATTTATCATTCATCTCTTCGCGGATAATATCCATTACGCGAGTAACTGCCTGTGGGCCACCCTTGGTCTGTATCCATTGTTTACCGCTAGAGTCTGTCCAAGTTTCGTTTTCTTGGCGTATGATGTACTTTTCATCTCCTGTATACCCTACTTGTAGGAAAGGGCGTTGACCCTCCAAATATCCTTTAACGATGTCAATATTGCTTTTACCTTGTGCTTTTTTCATAATAACCTTTTATGATATATATTCGGAAATAATGGAATATGTATCAAAAAGTATTATTATATGGATATTCCGAGAATGTCATTTGTTGCCGTTTTTATAGCATCGTATTCTTTAGGATTTAATCCTTCACCGGCTAATATTTCAGTAAAACGGCCCATAGCAATACCTATAGTCTTTTTATCAAGATATTTTTTCATCAACCTAAGTAGTCCTTGATAACTGCGAAACTCTGCTCGTTCTTGAGGTGATGCCTTTTTACCAAATAATATTTCAAATATTTGACCCACATCGATAATTCTATCTTCAGGTCTTGTCTCTTTTGCTTCGACAAATCTGTATGCATCCACCATTTTTCCGTTGTATGGCATAGTTTTTACAAATTCATATGCACGACGGATGCCAGTACCACCACCGCCCGTGTTTAATGTATAAGCGGATGGAACGGCGTGTTGCGCCGCCTTTGTTATTTCTTTGTCAGTAAGTTCCTTTACTGCACCAGATTTAACTTTTTCTGCCGATTTAGGAGTGAGAACGACTGCATTGTCTAGCATGGTTGTTGCTCTTGCAAGAGACCGAAGCATTAACGCACCGGCCAGCCCTTTGATTCCTTTTGTTAAATCTTCCCACGGAGAATCTTTGCTGAATTTTGTCCATTCGCTTGGTTTTTCGTATCCTTTAGAATCTACAAACATATCATCCCCTTCAAAGTCTACTTGAACGACTTGACTCATTGGTGTATAATACCACAGTGTAACAAGTTGATCTGGAATTGAGGCGTAACTTTTTGTTCGACCGACATAGTGAAATTTACTGGATAGTCTGTTTTGAGTCGTTGGTTTCCAATCGGCGTTATTGTCGTCAATACCGTCCAAGAATGCTTCCAATGCATCCAACTTTGATTTTGGAATAATAACATCGATATCGCCAAAAGAATCCTTGTATTTGCTTAATACGCCAAATTTGTCTGGATCCATGAGAAATTGGGAACTGCCATTAAAAATAAATCCGTTTTCGATGTATGGATTATTCTTTTTCCAAAACCCAACTTTAGTATTCAACGCATATACAAGATCCTTGATGTCTCTTGATACTGCCGAATGAACGTCTTTACCTTGTGGATCAACGATTTTGAGTTTGGTGGTTGCTTGTGCAGGCTGTCCATTAACCATCTTTGGAGTTTTTGGGTCCACTGCGGCGACTGATTTTCCAGACTCGACCAAAATAGAGTAATATTCTTTTAAGATCTGTTTGGCTAATTCTGTACCTAAATCTGCATCTTTTTTTATTTTATCTACTGTTTTCATAGCGCTTGGTGTTTGTGCTTTTTCAAGTTTTTTTGCTGTTTTTGCGCGTTCCATCATATCAATATATGTGTCTCTTACGCGATCAATAAATTGTTTTCTACTATTCATCACTTCGCCATCTTTTGAAGATATCACTCCAGATTTAAATATACCATTTTTTTCTAATGCATTTGCAAGTGCAATCACAGTCTCTAGTTTCTTTTTGAGAGACGGATCGTTGGCGTCAATACCCATATGACCAGATAATGATGACACATCAACATTATCTATTCCGGCTTTCTTTCCATAAAATCTTACTATTTCAGCAAACACTTCGTTTGGATTCAAAAACACTTGCTGTACGTTCTTTTTCACCAAAGATGATACAACATTACCATTCAATGTATTTATATATGGGTTTGTGCTAGAACCAAGAACAACATTTAATGTATCAGCCAAAGAACTTAACACCATACCAGTAACAAATCCTTTCAATCCCCTTTGAGGGGTTGTTCTGGTAGATGTCCAATCTTCTGACACAGTGTATGAAAGTACAAGATCTACTTGTATCTTTTTACCATCGACGTTAAAAATCAAATATCCAATACCAAATTCTGGATCAATAGACCCATCGTGAATATAACTTGGTTTCTTGAGTTTTATAAACTCACGTATTTTATTACCAAATGTATTATTAGATTCTAGTTGGTCTTTTCTTTGATTGCTCTCTACTGGCAGCACCATCTGCATATCAACATCGCCATATACTACAGAAGGATCATTCAAATCTTCTTTATAATACTTCCCGCTACCGGTTGGACCTTTTGTTTTTAACACGGGTAATCCAGACCATAAATTAAATTCTGACAGAAATTTTTCCATTTCACCTACAATTTTTGCTACAACTTTTGGCGTAACTTCCCATTCTTGTGTATCCTGATTTCTCCAACCGCCCTCATTAAACATTTCTTTTGCCAATTCATTGATGACTTCTTCAGCAAATTTCTTGTATGGATTTTCTTGTATCGGTTTTCTGGACATAAGAATATTCCATATTTCTTCTTTGTCGCGGTTTAATACTGGAGGAAGATATTTCATAAACGAGTCTTTATCGTCGTTTGCTAAAAATTCGCGCATCTTTGTTCCACTGATATTAACGGTACTTGTTCTTTCTACGCCAACCTTTTCTATTTTGTTGCCAGCAAGTAACTCTGGAAATTTTTTCAAATCCTCGTCTTTGAAATTTACATCAACGTCGTCTTTATCTGAATATAATTTTACTGTCGGTACATTTGCCGAATCCTGTGTCAAAGATTGCTCTAACCAACCAAGCTCGTGCATGGCAGATCTTACTGGAGAATCTACAAATTTTACCTTTACATTTTTTGGTAACGCTGGAATTAAAATATCACTCCATATGGTAATAAAATCTTCACCATATATTGGAAATTCTCCTTTTTTAATACGGTCACTCAATGAAGTATATACAACCACATTATCATTTTCTGACGCCGCCTTTTCTATTAGCTTCCAGTGTCCTATATGCAAAGGCTTTCCAGCGATTGGAATTAGTCCAATAGTTTTTGTAGTCCTTCCAAGTGTTTTTTCTTTTCCTACAAGAAGTCTGACTGTGTCATGGATGTCATCCATTATTTGTACTTTATTCTTTTTTCCGCCGACAATTTTGGATAACTCACTAAAAAATTTGCTCAACTTTTTCTCGTTCTTGGCAATATAAAAGTTGGTATCAGAAATAATATCTTCTTCCGACTTTTTGCCTGTTCCGATTTCAGCAAATACTTTCTGAATCAACGCACGTATTTGTTGAAAATATGCAGTAGCCGCTTCTGGATCTAATTTATAAAGTGCTTTCTTTTCTCCTCTAACTTCGGTATCATACTGATCGGGTTGTACAACTTTGTAAAATTCTCCATTTTCAAGTTTCATCACCACGCCTTCAGTTTTTCCACCAAGGCTAGACTCTACTGACAATATTGCGTCCGAAAATTTCTCCAATACATCCAAAGGATTATTCCAATTAACACTATTCAATTTTGGAGCAAGCAATCTATTTCCCATTAAACTTGACTGACTTAAATCGCCGGAATGGAAAATAGGAAATGGAGATATCTGTAATAACTTTGCCATCTTTTCTACTTCACTGTATTCCGTTATTTCTTTCTCTGGCCTTGTAAACAAACTGCCACCAACAACTCTATACGCAACTTTGCTATAACTTCTCAAGAACATGCCGCCTTTATTTACATATGTTCTTGTCAGAGTATCTTTATTTTGAGCAAATTCCACGCTAAACTCCGTGGACTTTGGTATAGATTGTATTTGACCATTTATTTTATTCAAATGATCAAAAACAAGCACATATTGGCTTATTCCCACTGACGCTTGGGTTATGCCTTCTTTTTCTTTATCTCCAATATACGCGAATTCTTTAGGGTATAATACAGTTCCTTTATACGCAACTATCCAGTTCTTTGTATAATCATTAGGATCATTTTCATTTGTTCTTACTAAAGTTAGTTTTGTACCATCAACTTTTTCTGTTACCACCATATTCTGACCAACAATATCGGTTGCTCTCTTTAAACGTAAAGACTCTGTTTTTGGTTCAAAAACGTGCTTCTTCAGATTTTTTATAGAAATGTCCATATTATATTATAAATATAAACTATACTACCGTAGTAACACCCAAATATGCAGCCGCAATATTTTCTATATAATTATTATCTGGACCAGCAGGCCAATTTTCCCATTGATCCATTTGCATCTGAAATTCACCAGATTCAAGAACATATCCAACTTCTGTAACAATTTGCCATTTTACATTGATGGCAGGATTACCATATACCATAGGTACTTCTAATCCTGTTCCTATGCCTGCTCTGTATGTCAAAGGTTGTATTTGTATTCTGCTCATAGTATTTTATTATTTATAAATATATATCACCAAGAAGTAATAATAACCATACCCGGTCCACCATTGCCGCCACGACCAACAGTATCTCCACCGCCACCACCGCCACCACCAGAGCCTATACCACCGTTTCCGCCCGCACCACCTACACCACCATCTCGGCCACCACCACCTGCGCCACCAGAACTCAAGAATGGATATAGAAAATTTACGCCACTACTACCGGGATTAGATCCTGCGGCACCGCCCGCTGCAACAGCACCAGCGGTAGTAGGCCAGTTTATATATGTATAATTTATGGCAGACGCCGCAGTGACCGCTCCACCGGCAGTATTTGCGTCGTCTGATGCCCCTCCACCGGCCCCTCCAGATAGTGGTATAGATGCCCATGCAGTTGTTGATGGACCGGCGTTATTTCCAGAACCATTTCCGCCAGCCGCACCGACTTGTCCAGCAATTCCACCAAGAGCAATTCCCAGAGTACTGCCAAACATGGTATCAGATGCCGCCGTAGCAGCAACACCAGCCGTTCCAGCAGCATTGCTCGGTCCACCTCCACCACCACCCGCCGCCGCAGCATTTGACTGTATAAGTATACTTCGTGCCAGTGATGTGCTTGGTGTAAACGACACATATGATATACCACCAGCACTGCCATTGGCTCCACCAGTCAGTCCACCTTGGCCACCGTCTCCTGCCAAAACATATAATATTTCTGGTAAAAAAAATGAAGGCACTATTAATCTATTTATTCCGGCACTGCCGCCTCCGCCACCGCCTCCTCTTTCTCTATCATCAACGCGACCAGCACCTCCACCTCCACCACCACCAATAGCGACGATGTATGTCATTGTTGATCCTTTTGGCTTGTTCCAAATTTTCCAATTATTATTTGAACCGCCTGTGCCTATACCACCAATAAATACATTTACATCATTTTTTAATGGATATGGTAAGTTGTAAAGGTCTGTTGGAGTTGATGGATGATTTATCATAATTTACCAAGAAAATATAGCGACCATTCCGTTGCCACCGTTGCCGCCACGACCTCCGGTAGTGCCTGCGCCTCCGCCGCCCCCGCCGCAACCTATACCACCTTTACCGCCATTTCCCGCAGTGGAAAGAGCGGCACTGCCTCCCCCAGCACCACCAGATTGTAAAAATGGACCGTCAATAAAGTTAATACCTGCATCTCCATTTAAGTTTGGGTTAAAGACTCCACCACCGGCTGCGACTGAATTAACTGTAGTAAAGTTCATTTTTGGAAAATTAAAATCAGACACTGATGCTATACTTCCACCTTGAAAATCAGCGGGCAACGCGCCAACTGAGGGAGAGGCACCACCCGCACCGGATGATATTGGTCTTATACTCCAAGCAGTAATAGATGTACCATTGTTACCTGTTATCGCACCACCGGCACCACCCGCTTGACCTACTACTCCGGAGTATATTCCAAGCGTGCTGTGTACTGACCCAGCTGCTCCATCGGCGGCTGTACCAGCAGCACCTGCTGCGCCAACTAACCCAGCACCACCTCCGCCAGCGGGAGTAGATTCTGAAGAAATCAAAGAATTTTGAGCGGCATATGCTAATGGACTAAACAATACATGAGATGTTGTAGCAGCACCACCAGCTGTACTAACATTGCCGCCCAATCCTCCAACACCAACTCTGATATATAAACTATTTGGTAAAAGAAATGATGGTATAATTAATTTTGTTATTGAACCACTACCACCTCCTCCACCACCGCCGCCGTTAGTGGTGGATGGTTTTTGATGCCCACCGCCTCCACCGCCCCCGCCGCCAACAAGAAAAAAATAAGTCATGCTTGTACCACGAGGTTTGATCCATTGTTGATAGTTTATAGTAGATTGGTTATTAGCATGAAATATCTGAACATCTCCTTTAAAATTTGAAGGAAAGTTAAATACATCCGATGGTGTTGCTGGAAAATTCATAAAAGTTTACCAAGAAAATATAGCGACCATTCCATTGCCTCCATTACCACCCCTACCGGCAGTAACTCCCGCACCCCCTCCGCCACCCCCGCAACCTATACCACCTTTGCCACCAGTTCCAGCAGATGTAGCACCTGTACCCGCAGCGTTACTGCCGCCCCCCGCACCACCAGATTGCAAAAATGGAATATCAAGAAAATTAATACCAGCACTACCATTGTTTGCGGATGTTGTACCACCTGTACCACCGGCAGCAACACCGCCAGTACTGTTTGTAAAATTTATACGAGTAAAATTAATCGCAGACGCCGCAGTTACTCCTCCGCCGTTGAAATTTGTACTGGTACAACCAGCACCACCGGCACCGGAAGATATTGGTCTGGCAGCAAAAGCAGTTACTCCTCCACCGTTTGCTCCAGTTTGCGCACCGCCCGCGATGCCTGCTTGGCCAACCACAGTAGTAAATAATCCAAAACTGGATTGCACAGTTTGCGTCGCTACTGTTGGAATAGTACCAGCGGCACCGGCTGCACCAAGAGTACCGCCACCTCCACCACCGGGAGCATTTGTGTTTGATGAAAGTAACGAGTTTTGAGCAACAAACGAAAGCGGTGAAAGCATTATATATGAATTTGTACCCGCACCACCGTTAGTGCTTGCTCCTCCACCCAACCCACCAACACCAACTTGAATATATAAACTGTCTGGTAAAAGAAATGTAGGCACAATTAACGTCGATATACCAGAGCACGCACCACCACCTCCACCTCCACCTGCTGTACCAGACGCTTTTTGATGCCCACCACCGCCTCCGCCCCCGCCGCCAATAGCAATCATATATACCATACTTGTGCCTCTAGGCTTTATCCACTGTTGAAAATTTATAGTAGATTGGTTATTGGCATGAAATATCTGTACATCCGCATTTAAATCGGAAGGTATGTTAAATAGATCTGATGGCGTGGCTGGAAAATTCATAACAATTTTTAATATCGTCAATAATCACTGCCTATCACAAGTGCTTCCCAGTTTTGATTGGTTGTTTGTTGCGCGTGCTGAGATACAAGTAGATATGTATTTGCTGGCATAGCAAAGTTTAATGGCAGTTCATAAAAGTTTGTTGCGTTAGTAGCGTTGGCACTTGCTAATGCACCAACAGATATTTCTCCTAGCAAAAATGACTGACCGGTAGTTGGTGTACCTGTATTTACTGTGCTATAATGACAACGAAGTACTGTTGCTACACCTGTTGTTGGTGTAGTTGCTATGCTCATAAATCTTATCTTTTGAACATAACTACCAGAAGGTCCAGAAGTAAAAGCAACAAACTGATTGGTACCAATAGCAACACCCGCATCACTACGTGCTGCTGCTGCGGTGGTTGTTATATCTATTCCGTTTAATCTTGGTGTTAGTCCGAATATTGGTGATGTATTTTGTGGCATAATATTTTATAAATTTAAT